CGCTGACAGCAACTACGTCCTTGCGTCCAACACGTCGTCCATCTTGGTCGCGTATGACAGCACGACGTGGTATTCTGTGCCGCTTCTGGCTTCGTAATCCGGGCGGCCTACGGGCCGCCCCTCCTCTATTCGGTGACGCATGATCTATCTCAGGCACCCTGACCACGGCACCAAAGTCGCTACTATGGAAATGGAAGCGATTTATGATGAAGGGAATGGCTGGGTCCGCTATAATCCGGGCGAGCCGTGCGTTGAGCCGGCTGAACCGACGAACGTCATGCAGCGCCGCAAGCGGCCAGCGCGTACACAGGTGACCGATGACGACAGCGGGCGAACAGATTAACGGAGCTTTGCGGCTTCTGGGCGTGTTGGCGGAAGGCGAGACGCCGTCCGCTGAAACGTCTCAGGACGCCCTGTCTGCAATGAACCAGATGATCGACTCGTGGAATACCGAGCGGCTGGCGGTCTATTCGACTATCGACCAAGTGTTGACGTGGCCCGCAACGCAGCGGTCGCGTACGCTGGGGCCAACCGGCGACCTTGTCGGCGTGCGCCCGATCCTTGTCGAGGACAGCACGTATTTCCGCGACGCCTCGACCGGCATCTCGTACGGCATCAAGCTCATCAACCAGCAGCAGTACAACGGCATCGCGGTCAAGACCGTCACCAGCACCTACCCGCAGGTCATGTTTGTCAACATGACTTACCCGGACATCGAACTGTACGTCTATCCGGTCCCGTTCAAGGATTTGGAGTTTCACTTCATCTCGGTCCAGCCGCTGACCGAGCCCGCCAATCTGGCGACGACGCTGGCGTTCCCGCCAGGCTACCTGCGCGCGTTTCGCTACAACTTGGCGTGCGAAATGGCGCCAGAGTTCGGCGTTAACCCGTCGCCGCAGGTCCAGCGCATCGCAATGACGTCCAAGCGCAACATCAAGCGCATCAACAACCCCGACGACATCATGGCGATCCCGTACTCGATCACCGGCACACGTCAGCGGTTTAATATTTTCGCGGGCAACTACTAATGAAGAGCCCGATTTTAGGTTCCTTCAGCGCCGTCCGCAGCCCAAACGCGGCGGACAACCAGCTCATCAACCTGTTCCCGGAGATGATCCCGGAGGCGGGCAAGGAGCCCGCGTTCCTGCAACGCGCGCCCGGACTGCGCTTTCTGGCCTACGTCGGCAACGGACCCGTGCGCGGGCTGTGGACGTTTGGCGACTACGGATACGCCGTCTCGGGCGACAAGCTCTACCAGATCGACAACATGTGGGTCGTCACCGAAAAGGGCACGGTTGCGGGGTCCGGCCCCGTGTCGATGGTGGACAACGGCACGCAGCTCTTCATTGCTGCGGGCGCCACCGGCTACATCTACAACGCTGGCACTGACGTGTTCGCGCAAATCACGGACCCGGACTTCCCCGGCGCGTCCACGGTCGGCTTCATCGACGGCTATTTCGTCTTCACCGAGCCCAACAGCCAAAAGTTCTGGGTGACCGAGCTGCTCGACGGCACGTCCGTCGATCCGCTGGACTTCGCCAGCGCGGAGGGCTCGCCCGACGACCTTGTGTCGCTGATCGTCGATCACCGCGAAGTCTGGCTGTTCGGCCAGACGTCCGTCGAGGTCTGGTACAACGCCGGGCTGCCCGACTTCCCGCTGTCGCGCATCCAAGGCGCGTTTAACGAGATCGGTTGCGCAGCGCGCGCCTCGGTCGCCAAGCTGGACAACGGCGTGTTCTGGCTGGGCGCGGACGCTCGCGGTCGCGGTATCGTTTACCGCTCGCAAGGCTACAACGGCCAGCGCATCTCCACGCACGCGGTCGAGTGGCAAATTCAACAGTACGCCGACATCTCGGACGCCACCGCCTACACCTACCAGCAGGACGGCCATTCGTTCTACGTGCTCAACTTCCCGTCCGCCGACATCACATGGGTCTACGACGTGGCGACGCTGTCGTGGCACCAGCGCGCCGGCTGGCTGAACAATCGCTACACCCGCCACCGGGGCGACTGCCAGATGGCCTACAACGCCGAGATCGTGGTGGGCGATTATCTCGCCGGGGCGATCTACGCCTACGATCCGACCGTCTACACGGAGGCGGGCACCGTCCAGAAGTGGTTGCGGTCGTGGCGGGCGCTGCCCACCGGAACCAACAACCTGTCGCGCACGACGCACCACGCCCTGCAACTCGACTGCGAGAGCGGCGTCGGGCTTGACGGCGAGCAGCAGGGCACCGACCCGCAGGTCATGCTGCGCTGGTCCGACGACGGCGGTCATACGTGGTCGAACGAGCACTGGAAGTCGATGGGGCGCATCGGTGAGACGGGCGCCCGCGTCATCTGGCGGCGGCTCGGCATGACGATGAAGCTGCGCGACCGCGTCTACGAAGTCTCGGGGACTGACCCGGTCAAGATTGCCATCATGGGTGCGGAGCTGATTATGGACCGTACCAATGCCTGAGAACATCACGCAAATCCCGGCGGCGCGCGTCACCATCGCGGAAGAGCCGACGCCGTACCCGTCGCGTCCGTGGTATCGGTACTTCTACAACCTCTTCGCCATTTTGGGCAGCGGGTCGCTGCGCAACGGCGCGTTTCACAGCGAGCAGACGCAGACGGCGGCGGCCATCAACACCGGCTACGCCATGACGTTCAACAAGACGGACCTGACCCAAGGCGTCTACATCGGCACGCCTAACTCGCGCGTCTACGTGGACCGCCCCGGCGCGTACAACTTCCAGTTCTCGGCGCAGTTTCACAGCACCAACGCCTCATCAAAGGACATCTACGTTTGGGCCGACATCAACGGCACGGCGGTCCCGCAGTCGGCTACCAAGCTCACGATGAAGGGTTCTGGCGAATCATATTTGGCGGCGTGGAACTTCGTCCTGCGCATGAACACGGGCGACTATTTCCGGCTCATGTGGGCGACTACTAACACGAACGTCTCAATTCTGGCGGAAGCCGCCACGGCCTTTTCCCCGGCCATCCCTTCTGTTATCCTGACTGCCGCAGCAAACATAGGTGAATAATGGCCGTTCTCACACCCTCACCTAAGATGCAGTTCGAAAGTGCGGCTGGCGTGCCGCTGTCGGGCGGCAAGGTGTACACCTACGCGGCGGGCACGACCACGCCGCAGGCGACCTTCACGGACTACACGGGCGCCACGCCCAACGCCAACCCGATCATCCTCGACTCGCGCGGCGAGGCGGCGATCTGGCTCGGCTCGGCGTCCTACAAGTTTAAACTAACCGACGCCAACGACGTCGAAATCTGGACCGTCGATTACATCTCGGCTCCCACGTCCGGCGTCTCGCCGGTCCTGTCCGGCAACGTCGTCATCGACAGCGACACGCCCGGCGTGGCGCTCAAGATCACCCAGACCGGCACGGGCGCGGTCTTGCGCGTGCAGGACAGCGCCGACCCCGACGTCACACCGTTCATCATCGACAACGCTGGCAACGTCGGTATTGGCACTGCCACACCCGCCGCACCGCTGGATGTGACCGGCGCTGCGCGGCTTGGCTCTCTGACGTTGGTAACGACGCCGCTTGGCGTCGCCAGCGGCGGCACCGGGCTGGCCACACTGACGGCCAACAACGTCCTGCTTGGCAACGGCGCGTCCGCCCCTACCTTCGTGGCGCCGGGCACGGCCGGTAACTTGCTGACCAGCAACGGCACGACATGGCAATCGACCGCCGCAACGGTTGAGATACCTTCACAGACGGGCAACGCGGGCAAGGTGCTGGGGACCGATGGCACGACTGTCTCGTGGGGCTTTAGCCTTGTCGCTGGTACGGCTCAGACGCCGACAACGACAAACGCCGATTTCACTGGTATTCCTTCATGGGTGCGGCGCGTCACAGTAGCATTTTCAAATCTTTCTACAAACGCTTCTACGGCGGTCACGTTGCGCCTTGGGACGGGCGGCGTCTTTGCGACTTCCGGCTACCTTTGCGACATATGGAATGGCGTCGCAGGTAACACTTCAACAACTGACTTTCTGCTGGATATTTCCGGTCAAACGGCTGCAACTGCGCGCAACGGGTCTGTCACGCTGCATAACGTCTCAGGCAATACTTGGGTAGCGGTAGGATTCGCTTCTCGGCCGACTCAAGTCATCAACAGTTTGACAGGAACTGTCACTCTTGGAGGTGTGCTTGACAGCGTTCGGTTGCTTTCGGGCGGCGGTAATTTGTTTGACGGCGGCACCGTCAACGTCTTCTGGGAGTAGCAGGTGACGCTTGCCGATCAGGTCGAAGCCGCCTTTCTGGAGCAGCCGCAGGCTGACTGCCCGGTCACGCACCGCTTTGGGCCGGGCATCTACATCCGCGAGGTGCTGCTGCCGCGCGGCGCGTACGTCGTCGGCCACGCCCACAAGACGGTGCACCTCAACATCATGCTGACCGGACGGCTGGGGCTGTTCGATGACGAGGGCAACGAGACGATCCTGTCCGCGCCGCAGACGTTCGTCGCGGGCATGGGCCGCAAGGTCGCCTACATCTACGAGGACGTCATCTGGCAGAATGTCCACGCGACCACTGAGACGGACGTGGAGACGCTGGAGGACACCTACCTCGACAAGAGCGCCATCTGGCTCGACCACGCCCGCCGTGCGTCGCTGGTGACCGAAAACTATTCTGAGGACAACGAGGACTTCGATGCGGCTCTGGCCGACCTGCGCCTCGACCCGCTGACTGTGCGCCTGGCTGCCGAACGGTCGGACGACGTGGCGCCATTTCCGCCGGGCGACTACAAGGTCATGCCCGGCCCCTCTAAGATCAACGGCAAGGGCCTATTCGCCACGGGCGTCATCGACGTCAACGAGCTGATCGCCCCGGCCCGCCTCGACGGGCAGCGCACGCCAGCCGGGCGCTACATCAACCACAGCCGGACACCCAACGCTGACGCGGCGATGACCGAGACGGGCGACATCTATCTGTTCGCTCTGCGGCCAATCGCCGGGTGCCGTGGCGGGCAGCTTGGCGAAGAGATCACAATAGACTATCGTCGGTTTCTGAACCTGACGTGCAGGAGTAATTAACATGGCGGGTATTGCAGCAGCAGCAGCCATCGGTGCGGGCGGGTCCATTCTCGGCGGCCTGCTCGGCGGCAGTTCGGCCAAGAAAGCCGCCAAGATACAGGCGGCTGCGGCCCGCGAAGGTATTGCAGCGCAGAAGGAGATGTTCGAGCGCCAAGTCGCACTGCAAGAGCCGTTCCGCCAAGCGGGCCTCACGTCGCAGAACCAGCTCATGACGCTGCTCGGCCTGAAGGGCGGCGACGAGGCGTCGGGCGAGTACGGCTCGGCGTCCAAGGCGTTCGGTATGGACCAGTTCAACGCCGACCCCGGCTACGCCTTCCGTCTGTCGGAGGGCATGAAGGCGCTGGAGCGGTCGGCTGCGGCGCGCGGCGGCCTGCTGTCGGGCCAGACCCTGAAGGGCATCAACCGCTACGGGCAGGACATGGGCTCGCAAGAGTACCAGAACGCGTTCAACCGCTACCAAGTGGAGCGCAACGCGCGCCTGAACCCGCTCCAGAGCCTCATGGGCGCCGGCCAGACGGCCACGAACCAGCTCAGCGGGGCGGCGGGGCAGCTCGGGACGGGGCTGGCGCAGGGCTACGGCAACTTGGGCCAAGCGCAGGCGTCGGGCTACGTCGGCATGGGGCAGGCGGCGATGGGCGCGACGCAGGGCATCAGCAACCAGGTGCAAGGCTACTACAACAACCAGTTCATGAACAACATGCTGCAGTCGCGTAACCGTCCTACGGGGACTTTTGACTCGGCTATGTTCCAAGCGGAATACACCCCCACGCCCAACTACAATTTCGGTTGAGCAACGTAAGATTGGGACTGTAACAATGGCTGATTTCGGATTAGCGGCACAGATCGGACGCGGCAACGCCATGCCGGGCGCGCAGCAGCAAGACCCGCAGAACCGCATGATGCAGATGATGCAGCTCCAGCAGCTCCAGCAGAATATGATGCTGGCGCGCGACCAAGAGGCGCGGGCGGCGGGCCTGTACGGACTGCAAC